CGTATGCTCTCAGGTGTAAGCATCCCCAGCCAGTGCCTTTGGTCTGTGCCGTCTGGATCTTCGCGCACCTCTATAATGTACTTACCCTCTGCGAACTCTGCCAGCTCATTAATCAGCGTCTGCTGTGTGGCTGTCTGCACCATCATGTGCACAGTGCAGGTGCTGGGCATCAGTGGGCTGAAGATATCCTTCCCGCCAAAGTAGGACAGCACAAAGCCAGGGGCTGCACAGCTGAACTCTTCTGCTGTCCCGCTGAAGTCTGTATCTATCACATTCACGCGCCAGGTGTTGCCGCGCTCTGTGCTGAACTCGCTGTAGAATCTGAGTGCCATTAGATTAAGGTGCTGGTGTACTGCCTGCGTGCGTGGTTCTTGTCTCTGTTGCCAGTGAACAGCAGATCCCTGCCGCTGACTCTGGCAGATAGGTTGCCGCCACCCATCATGCCTTTCAATTTGCTCAGGGGCGCAATTACCTCCGGGTTGGATTTAGCGCCTGGGTACTCGCCGGCCAGAATATGGCTGGGCCCGCTGACAATTCCGCCATCGGCCATGGGGGTTAAGCCCATGCCTGCAGACATAAACGCGCCGAAGCCTGCCTTCCCTCCCGTCAATTCAGCCACGCCTGTAGCTCCACCCATCAAAGCAGAAAGCACCAAGAATGTAGCAGCCAGAGCTGCGGCCTTGATCAGTAGCCGCTGCAGGGTCTGCATCATAAATTCACCGAAGGCTTTGGTGCCCTGGCTCAATGCAGTAAATGCGCTTTCAAACATGCCAGGCAGCTGCTCAGCCATGAAGGTCCCCATCTCACGGAAGCGGCCAATGACTGGCCCCAGAGTTTCGTTCAAGCTATCGTAGCTACCCTTTAAGCCTCTGTTCTTTAGCGCGTGGTTCTCTACCTCAACCGTGGCCCGTGCATGTGCCTGGTGCAGTCGCTCAATGGACCGCGCCACTTCTTCTTCTCCTGTGTCCTGCTCTCCCCCTGGTAAATCCGACAGACTTATAATGCTGCCCTCACCAAACATGGCCCCAGCTGTGGCTACTTTTAAATCAACGATAGAGCCCTCTAAGTCTTTGATCTGATCATTGAACCTGCCGACATTGTTGCGGGCTATGTTCTTCTCAAACTTATCGCCCAAAGCCCCCACCTGTGTAGCTGCTTCCTCTGCTGCTTTGGCTGTCTTCAGCTGGGACAGCTCCGTTTCCAAAGCTCTGCGCTTGGTGTTCAGTGCCAGGATCTGCTGCGCTTGTTCTAGCTCCTTGGTGCGAATGATAAACTTCTCTGTCTCTTCGCGCGTGGTCTTTTGGCTGGCCTTCAGTGTAGCCAAAGCCCCAACGAGTAGCAGGGTGCCAGCCACCACTGCCCCAATGGGGTTGGCTGCCATCACCATGTTGAGCGCGGCCATAGCTATGCGGGCCTTAAACAAAGCAGAAGCGAACAGCACAATGGGGCCAGCCAGTGCAGCGATAGCACCCACAGTAAGCAGAACCTTCTTCTGTCTGTCGCTGAGGGTCGCAAAGCTTTTGGCCAGCTTCTGAATCTTAGGGATAATCGGTACCAGGAACTCATTGATGAGCCGCCCGAACTCCTCGGAGATGTCGCCGATAGTGTTCTGCAATTGCTTGAACGGACCCATGCCAGCCTTTGCTGCAGCCTCTGCGCTGCCTCCATACTGCTTCTCTAGCTCATCAAGAATAATGGTCTGAGCTTCTGCAAGCTGCCCGGTCTCTGCCAGTGACTTAATGACTTCCTTTTGGTCATCGCTGAACTGGATGCCTGCCCGGCTCAAGGCTGTGAGGTTTGCCACTGGATCATTCAGCGCCTTACCCAATTGAATGCTGGCACTCTTCAGGTCGCCATCTAGCCGCGTGGCCAAATCCAAAGCCACAGCCTGGGTGCGTGCGAAGTTGTCGCCTGCAATATTGGTGAAGGTCAGCAGCTGGGCTGTGGCACCCTTCAGAATCTCCTCATCCCCAAATATGGTTTTGCTCTGCAGATCGCTGGCCATCTGCTGTAGCTGCTTAGACGTAAAGCCAACGGCATTGCCTGTAGACTTTAGGCCAGCCTCTACCTGGGCAATGGCTTTGGCCTGCTCATCAAAGGCTCGCATGCTTTGGGCTGCCATAATCCCTAGCGGTGCAGTGAGGGCCATGGTCATGTTACGCCCTGCCTGCTGCATGCTGGCTGTGATGTTGCCTGTAGCGCTGCGAACGTCCCGGCGCATCTTGCCCAGGGCTTTGTTCAAGCCTTTGGTATTGGCTCCTATGTTTAGGGTTAAATCACGCTGTGCCATTCTTAAAGTATTTCTGCAGTGCTTGCAGCTGCATCTTGTTGCCCTCTTCTTTGCTCACCTCTTTGCCAGCTTTCTGCTCCCAGGGGAAGGTGCACAGATCGCTGGGCTTTATGCCCTTCTTGCTGTGTGGCTGCAGCAGTAGGCTGGCCAGCCACCTGGTCTGCGTCCACTGCTGCTGGTAGGCCCGCTCCTCAGCATCGGCTGCCCCCTTCATGGCTGCCATTAGCTGCTGCAGTGTCAGCTCATAAAAAACAGAAGGGCTGTAACGTAAAACGCCCAGCCCTATCTGCATCATATCTTGAAAGGTGAGCGGCTTATGGCTCCCCTTTTTTTTTCCCTTCAGCCTCTGTGCTGTCATCTCCCCCCATCAAGCTATTGAGCACTGTGGTTAGATAGGTCACATCTCTGAGGTCGATCATGTCCAGCCAGGCCTTTGTGGTCAGCGTGAACTTTTCGCCCTCGGCTCTGGCTCCATGCTTGGCAAAGTAGTAGAGCATCTTGCTGGTATCTACCAAGCCCTCCAACTCGTGAAGCTTGATGCCCTCCTTTTGTTGAGCTTCCTCAATTGCCAGCATGGTGGCCCGTAGTGGGAACTGCTCCCCGCCTAGGGTCATGATCATACTGTTGTAAGGTCGCTGTCTACGTTCAGCTCAAAGCTTCCGCTCACAGTTACATTCTCCTCTGTAGCTCCTGAAAATGACAGCTCAGTGAGTACGCCGTTTGCATTGATCTGGAATCCTGCAGGCCCAACAACAAAGGCAGCGGGTGTGCGTGCGCTGGCTGCTGTCATGGTGGCGGCAATCGTCTGCCAGGCTCCATAGTCGTCGCTATCCAACAACGCGCTAAAGGATCCGCTGCAGCTGGTCACACCTGGGAGCACAGACCGCAGGCCGTTGCTGTCTTTAGTGACTACCTCGCGCGTGCTTTGGCTGAAGCTAAAGCTTACCTCTGTCTCCTCAGCTACGGCTGTGGCTGCAATGGTGCTGATCTTGAATGATGTTCCGTTTAATACTGCCATCTTATTTCTTTTTCTTTCCTGAGATGGTCTGGATAATCACACGCAGGTAGCCCACGATCTGATCATCTTTCTTGCTTGGGGTCAGGGACACAATGGCATCGGCTGCTGCCAGCAAAGCCAAAAGCACAAAGGCCCAGTTATTTGAAATCAGTTCCATCTGTCTGCAAGATAAGCAATTAGGCCACGCGCTCCACCTCCATGTAAGCAGATTCTACATAGATACTGCCACTTTTATTGCTCTCGTCGTAGGCCATCACAGCCACCCGCTGGTTAGCCTGCAGGTAAAGGATGCGTGTTAGCTGTGAAGGCTGGTGGTCTACCTGGTGCTGGGCTGGAATCATTGCCCCAGCCTCGCCGATCTGTTTGCTGGTCTCAATCAAGAAGTAGAAGTGTGGGCTGTGGCCGTGTGTGTCGCTTGCAAAATTGATGAAGCAGGTAAACCTGTGCCATCCATCCACGCTGCTAATGATCATGCCGCCCGTGTTGGATGTTATGTGCGTGCCAGTTGTCTGCTGCGATACAGTAAAGGGCAGCTGCTGCGGTGTCTGGCTGCTGAAGTCTAGGGCTAAACCTCCACCCTGCAGCTTTGAGGGGTCAGGCGTGAAGCTTGAGTATTCCCACACAGGAGCGTAATTGGCTACGCCCGCGCCTGCGCCCCCGCTCTGGTCAATTGTCAAAGTGCCAGCCGGGAACTTCAGCTCTGTGCAGTATGCACTGGGGCTGCCGTCCGTTTCTTTAATCAGCAGGCTAGATGCATTCAAAGGTATCAGCGTGGCAGCTGGTGCACTGCCGACGCGCAACACCCGCACGCTATAAGACTGCTCCACATAGTAGCACTCCTGGGCTGAGTCGTAGGCTATCTCCCCCGTCTCAAATTGTATGCTCTGAACCTCCACCCCGCCAAAGGTTCCAGCGTTGCGATCCAGTGCCGTCCTGCACTCTGCTGCCACAGTCATGCACTGCCCATAGTTCTGGCTCATGGTGTACACCTCCAGGGTGCTATCGTCCATGGTGCTGGTGCTGTCCTTCTGATTGGTGGGCTGAATGTTCTGGATGCTGTACACCACAAAAGGAAAGTCTGTGTTGGGTGGCGCTACCTCTGGGTGCACAGTGGCTCCACCGCTGAGGCTTGCGCCTGTAAGGATTGAATAGATCGCTTTTCCTGTCTCCATCTTACCAATGCTTTTCTATGAATCTTGTGTGCCCCTTCTTCAGCTGTGGCAGAATCTTCTTCCCCGCTCTCTCTATGGCCTTATTACCAAAGCCTCTGTTTTTGCCCGGCCCGAACCTTTCGCGCCCCTTGTCTA